TTCACCCACGACCCCCATTGGGATTTTTATACCCGGAACTGGCTCGACCACAAAGCATTATGCTTGAATTGGAATTAACCGAGAACGATTCGGCTGAGATCGTTTCGCTTCGGGCTGGTTCGGCTTACCGAGGTGTGGTAAAGCCAAGAATCCACACTAAAATTACCGATTACCCCTCAAAAGGCAAAGAATTCGCTGAATTTTGCACCAAATTTGGTATAAATTTGATGCCTTGGCAAGAGTGGTTAGGCGAGCAAGTGCTACGGGTTCGACCCGATGGCCGGTGGCTTACCCCAGTTCACACAGCTCTAATAGCCCGTCAAAATGGGAAATCTGAGTTTATGATTTGGCAGATTCTATATCGAATCTTTCAATTAAACGAGCCTTTAATAGTCCACACAGCTCACAAACTCACTACCTCAGCTGAAATCTTTTACAAAATCTATAACATCATTACTCAGCACCCGGAATTGGAATGTCAATTAACAAAGAAGCTGGAAGCCCGAGGATTTCAAGAGCTTCAGTTTACAAATGGCCGAAGATATATCGTCCGAGCCAGTAATTCAGCCACTCGAGGAATTAGCCAGCCTTCAAGCATTTTCCTCGATGAGGCTAGGGAATATCACGATGAGGATGTGTGGAGTTCGTTGCGATATACGCAAATGGCCTCGCCCAATCCACAAGCTTTTCTATTTTCTAACGCCGGAGATCAGCACTCAGTTGTATTAAACAAAATGCGAGAGCGGGCACTTGCAACAATTCTTACCGATGATTTAAGTTTGGGTTGGTGGGAATGGTCTGCACCGCCGGAGATTAAGTTCGATGGCTCATCGACATTTTGGGAAGGTGTCGCTCAAGCAAACCCGTCACTCGGACACACTATTCATCCGGACAATATTCGAGCGGTCTTAAATGATCCTGAAGATATTGTCCGGACGGAAGTTTTGTGCCAATGGGTTTCAACAATCAATCCAGTTATCCACCCGTCTCAATGGCAAGCTTGCGCGGTCGAGGGTCTGCGACTTGATGCCAATGCAGACACTTGGTTAGCGATTGATTTATCCCCCGATAGAAGGCAAGCAGCGTTGGTTGCGAGTCAGCGAATTGACAAAGACCGATTCCAAGTTCAATTGCTTCAGACTTGGACAAATCCCGGCTACCTATCCGACAAGTTAATTGCCAACGATGTCGCCGATTGGTATCGCCGGTTCTCGGTGTTAAAAATCGCTTACTCGGCGCGAACCGCCAGCGCTGTTGCCGCAAGATTGGTTCCGGCTGGCTTGCCTTGTGAGGCAATTGATGGGCAGCCTTACGCGACAAGTTGCGATGAATTCCTAAGCGCTATTTCAAGCGGTCGATTAGCCCATTCGGATCAAGAGGAATTAACAAAGCATTGCTTGTCAGCGGTTAGAGTTAACTTTGGCGATGGCGGCTGGGTTATGGGTCGCAAAGTTTCGGCAGCGGTCATTACGGGAGCTGTGGCCGCTGCTATGGCTTCTCATTATGCCACTCAATCAAATGAAGGTGTGGATATAGTCGTTGCGTAATGCCTATGGCTTACAATCTAAGCAATAATGGGCGCAATTAGAGATTTCTTCTTTCCGGTTTCAAAGCCAACCCGCCAAGCGGATGTAACTGCCGCAATGACCCCGGTTCAAATTACCGATTCTGTTTATAATATTCTTGGCGGTGCAACAAATACGACTCGCCAATTAGCACTTAGCGTCCCTAGCGTTGCAAGAGCTCGCAATATCATTTGCGGGACAATCGGTTCGCTACCTTTAACAACATTTAACAGAATCACCGGACAATATGTAGATCCTCACCGAGTAATCAATCAACCAGACCCGAGAGTCGCCGGATTTGTTATTTACACTTGGCTTGCTGAAGATATTTGGTTATATGGCGCTGGTTATGGTCAAGTGCTCGAGATGTATTCAGCAACAGATGGCGGACGCGTAAGAGCTTGGACTCGAGTCAGCCCTGATCGCGTTACTGTTGACACTAATTTTAAGAATACCGAAATCACCGGATATAAAGTCGATGGAATGGCTGTTCCACAAAGCGGAGTCGGTTCATTGATTAGATTCGATGGCGGCGATGAAGGATTTTTACACCGCGCCGGTAAGACTGTTAATGCAGCTGTTTATCTCGAGAACGCTGCTCTTACTTATGCGAAGGATCCAGTTCCAACATTGGCTCTTAAATCAACCGGCACAAATCTGCCAGCCGAAAGAATTCAATCTTTACTTAATGCTTGGCGCACAGCGCGTCAATCTCGCGCCGTAGCCTTTTTAAATGCTGATATCGATATCAAAGAGATTGGGTTTGATCCAAAGTCTTTGCAATTAACCGAGGCGCGTCAATATGTAGCTCTTGAACTGGCTCGCGCTTGCGGAATTCCTGCCTACTTCTTGAGCGCCGAAACGACATCGATGACCTATTCTAACGCCGTCTCTGAGCGGCGCTCATTAGTTGATTTCTCACTCCGCCCAATTCTTAAGGCGATTGAGGAAAGGCTATCGTTGCCGGATTTTGTTCCAAATCCTGTAATGGTTCGCTTTGACCTTGACGACTTCCTTCGCGGTAACGCTTTGGAACGCGCTCAAGTTTACGAAATCCTAAACCGCATCGGCGCAATGAGCGTTGAGCAAATTCAACGAGAGGAAGATTTAATTCCTAATGAAAATTAATCTACCAATGGCAATAACCGCTGCCGATTCAAATAAGCGGACAATTACCGGAAAGATTGTTACTTGGAACGAGCAAGGTAATACCTCAGTCGGCCCAACAGTCTTTGCAGCTAACTCAATCGAGTTAAAAGCGGTCAAGTTGCTTCTTGAGCACGACCGCACTCGTCCAATTGGGAAAGTTATGGAATACACCGAGACGAAAGATGGCATTGAGGCCACTTTCAAAATTGCTAACACAATGGCTGGCGAAGATGCACTTATCGAAGCAAGCGAAGGCCTACGCGATGGCTTTTCTGTTGGCGCAATGATTAACGAATGGTCAAACGACAATGGCGTTATGAAGATTACAAGTGCCAGCCTTGAGGAAGTTTCCTTAGTAACTGATCCAGCAATTGATAGCGCTCGCGTCAGCGAAGTCGCTGCATCCGAAAATGAAACACCTAAAGATTCTGAGCCAGCAACCGCTGATTCAGACAAACCAACCGAAGGAGAACAAGTGTCAGACACTACCGTTCCAGCTCCTGCCGAAGAAACGGTAGAAGCTGCCAAGGTTCAGTCCGTTGAGGCCGCTCGCCCAGCGTTCTTTACCGCACCTCGCCTCGAGTTTACAAAGGCGAAGTACCTCGAAGCATCAATCCGCGCCAAAGTATTCGGCGATGATGCTTCTCGTCAGTATGTTCTTGCAGCTGATGACACCACCTCAAATAACGCTGGCTTAGTACCAACCCGCCAGTTAACCGAAGTTATCAATCCACTATCTCAGTCTGTTCGCCCAGCTGTTGATGCAATTTCTCGCGGCGTACTACCAGATGCAGGAATGACTTTTGAAATTCCTAAAATCACCGCAGTTCCAACAGTTGCAGATGTTAATGAAGGCGATGCAATTACTGAAACCGGTATGACATCGGAATTCTTGTCTGTATCTGTTAACAAGTTTGCCGGCGGTCAAGAATTTTCTGTCGAGCTCCTTGATAGATCATCTCCTGTTTTCTTCGACATTTTGGTCGCTGAAATGGAGAAGGCTTACCTCAAGGCAACCGATTCAGCTGTTCTTGATGTTCTAGCAACAAATGGAACAGATGGCGGAAACCGCACAATGAGCAATGTTAATTTCCAAGACTTCATTTCTGATGCTGCTGTTAGCATCTACTCCAATACTTTTGGATTTGCTGCAAACATTCTTGCATCGCCGGCACAATGGGGCGCAATTATGAATCTTGTTGATGGAAACAATTTGCCTCTTTACACAAATCTCATCAATCCATCTAACCGCGGTGGCGGAGTTTCACCATCAGCAATCCGCGGTAACACTCTCGGACTCGATTTTTATGTCGATTCCAATCTCTCCGGAACTGGCGATAACACTCTTATCGTTGTTAATCCAGAGTCTTACACCTTCTTTGAGTCAAGCCGCTTCCGTTTGCAGGTAGATACTGTCGCAACCGGTCAGGTGAAAGTTGCTTACTACGGATATGCAGCAATTGCTCCAAAGGTAGGCGCTGGCGCTTATCTATGGAAGGTTGCATAACAAAAATCGCAATAGTGACGGCCAGTCCGCTCCCGAGCTGGCCGCTCACCCATTAGAAGAAAGGATAGGAAATGCCCTCGATCGTATTAGCCTCTGAGCTGAGGA